GAATAAAACTTGAAAAATTTAGTAAGGGCTTTATAAGGGTTAATATATTCTTTGCGGCTAAGACTACGAGGAAAGTAATCCCATGAATATATCTTATCAGCAGGCTTACAATAGAATTTAGTATCCATAAGCTCTATTTCATCTATATTATATGATATAGTAAGATTAGCCAATCGAGTACTATTATCTATCTTCTGAATAATCCAAGCAGATTCAATTATTTTTAGGAGATTTTCATAAAAATATAGAAAGTTGCCAGACATCTCTTCTATCCAACTACCAGCTTTATATACAGATGCCATCCAATCCGATACAGTTTGCCTTAAATAAGTTAAATCGTATTCTCTAATAAGTGAATGAACTGCTTTGTAAGGTTCAGCAATTTCATCTATAGATAAAAGTTTTACATAGGAGAAGTTGTTTAGCTGCTGTTCCATATAGTATATTTTGTCGGTGTAAATTTTGAATAATTATCTTGAAGAAGTACTATTTTTACAGTAGTTTATATTCTATAATTTTAACTTTAAAACAACTATAATGCAAAAGGATTTTACAGTGTTAGAAAACAAAACCATCGGCAAGAATTTATATAAGTTTAGAAAAATAAGAGAAAAGAAAGCATTAGAAGTAGCTAAATATGTTGGCATCAGTGAACCTGCCTATACTAAGTATGAGCGAGGAGAAAGTAAGATTACTATTGATATTATTCAAAAAGTAGCAGAGTTTTTACAGGTTGATCCATTGCAAATTGTTGCTTCACAACCCGGGCATATTTTTGAGAATATTACTAATTCTCCAATAGCTATTCAAGATCACAGTACTTTTCAAACAACTGATGAAAAGCAAACCAAATTAATCGTTCAATTAGTGGAAAATGTAATGTCTATGAACGAAAAAATAATGCAGCTATTGAAGAAAAAATAATTAAGAAAATTAATTTTTACAGATAAGAATTATTAATAGATAAATATTATGCTACCACAGCACCATTTAAAATTTTCAGATATAGATAAACGGTTACAAGAACTGGCTTTACTGGACTTTTCTTATTTCTGCACACTTACCGGAGTCGACAAAAACAAAGCTGTTATCTGCTTAGAAAGAGCTAAAGGTAAAAGTTTTAGGCAGATTGCACATAAGCTTCACATAGCTAAAAGCACCATATACGATATTTCTAAAAACTGTCCGTCTAAATCGGACAGATAATACTCTTTGTTGTATTTTCTCTCTCTACTACCATAGAACTTTGTGGTAGACATGAGACCTCATCTTTCCATATTTAACTATGCTATTCATAACGAAGGTGACAATGCCGAAATTCATATTGACGGTTATATTGTTGACGCTCCTACACAGGACATTTTAAAAGCTGAGTGGAATGATGAGACCTCTGTCTCTTATAAATCTTTTCGTGATCAACTAAGTGGTGCTAATTACAAAACTATTGACATTTATATCAACTCTGGCGGTGGGCATGTAGGCGATGCAATGGCTATACATGATTTGTTGGTTGATTTGCAAAATAAGGGCGTAACAGTAAATACGCATGGTAGAGGTATTGTAGCCAGTGCTGCTACTTATCTACTTATGGTAGGTAACAGTTCAATGAGTGAAAACAGTTGGTTTATGTTACATAATGTGAGTGGTGTAGCTATTGGCGATGTAAATCAGGTAGAAAATCAAGCTAAAACTCTACGAAAGTTTAATGACCGTATTCGTGATTTTTATGCTAATGCTACTGGCCTTCCTGCCGCAACTATTTCATCTATGATGAATAAAGAAACATGGCTAAGTGCTAAGGAAGCCAAAGAAAAAGGATTTATTAAAAATATAACAGGAGAGGTAAATTTTAAAAACGCTATTGCACCGGAAAGCTGGCCGTATGCTAACCTACAGGTATTAAATACTTACAATGGGTTTACTACACCCCACACTACAAATACTATGGTAGATAAAATTATACAAGGCGTAACACACGCCTTACAAAAATTAAACTTGGTAAAAAAAGAAAGTGCAACAAACCAAGAGCTACAAAATGTAAGCATAGATGAAAAGAAATTAACTCTTGCATTAGAAGAAACACTGAATCCTTTGCAACAAGAAATACATAATCATATTAATAATGCAGTAGCCTTAAAAATGAAAGCAGTAGATGAACAAGTTACTAATACTGTTAAGGATTTTTTAGATAATCATCTTTCCAGTCATGATGCACTGAAAAATATTACAACAGAAGTAGAGGAGATTAAAAAAGATATTTCCAATAAGATAACAGGTTCTGCACAACCTAAACTAAAGAATACAGTTACTGCAAGTAAATACGATCATCCCGATATTAAATGGGGTAACTAAAAAGAAATTTAAAAAGATATGGCAACAGCAATTGATAATAAAGAATTAGAAACTAAGGTTTGTGGTGATTGTAGCTGTAAAGGATTTGCAGCGATTGTAAAATATGAAGTAGACCTCAAAGCAGAGACGGTAAAATTTACGGATGCTTCTGTATTTGACACAGGAGATAGTTTAGCAAAAATTATTCTCCATGTGTCAGATGGTACAGGTAAACGAAAAAATGCAGACCTAAGTACAGGCGGAGGATCAGTAACACTATCAATTACCGCTTTCGACTTTAACAGTTTAACACTCACTGCAACAGTAGTCTCTACGCTGGGTTGTAAAGCTAATGTAGGTAGTTATAAAATTGGGCAGTTTGCATCCAGTGGAACGCTGCAATACAGTACATAAACAGTTGATGAATAAAAAATGTAAGACAGGATATATTATTTGACTAATTAAAAAAATGCCCCCGCCTATGAAAAACCATACTACTCATTCTCATCTGATGATGCGGAGTGAGTATGAGGGGGCTACTAAAAACCTATGCCAAACTGGGAACCACTTATTGTAGGCAGTCAAGCCTTCTATGAATTACTTGTACATCCACATTTTGCTGACCTTATTCCCGATGGGCCTTACAGTGGAACACTTGGAGAATTTACCGTAATGGATGATGTAGTAAGTAAAAGAAAAATCATCGATATTCTGGGCTCACGCAATATTTTAAAGCGTAGAGATGCTTCTTGTAATATTGACTTCACACCTGTTGCTAAAGGTGGACTTCGTACCATTGAAGTAGAAACGATCTATGGTGCCACCTTGCAATGCGATAATGAATTTTATCAAGGTTGCTTTAAAGATTTTATAAGTCAGCACGAAAAATTTAGAAATTATGTGCTAACCTTTTTTGAAAAAGCCATTAAAGTAGACTTAGACAGCAATGCATATTTTGGTGATATTACCAGACCAGATGACCCAAGCGGACTATGGAATTGGAATGTATTTGATGGCATCTTTAAAAAATACAAACGCTATATTAATTCAGGGGTAATACCAGCAGCCAGAGCAATTACTATATCTACTGGAACAATGACTCCACTACAAGCTTTCAATACACTAAATTATTTGTTCGATAATCAAGAAGTGTTGCTAAAGTCTATGCCGCCTACTATGAAATCATTCTATGTAAGCGATGCACTTTATTATGGTTACCATAAATACTTACAACAAATTGGTAGTGCTTATAACATAGGGCTTTACACTAATGGTATTCCTCAGTTATCTTTTAACGGTATACCGATGTTTTTAGAACCTACATGGTCTCCGGTGATGACAGCACTAAATGGAGGTAAAGAAAGCCATGCTGCTATACTAACCATTAGAGGAAACTTCGTATTTGCTACCGACAAAACCTATGGTGAAGGGCCTGCATTAAATGAGGCATTAAGAATATGGTATAGCGATGATGATATGGTTTGGAAATACGCCATGTTTATGAAAGCAGGAACGGAAATCGCATTGCCTGAATACAGTGTTATAGCTATGACACCAATTCCATAATAGAAAAATGAAAAACAAAATTATTAACTACCAATTATTAACCTATGCTTTGTGTAACTCTTCAAGCTTATAAACGTGCCTGTGGTGGTGTAACTGGAGGTATCAGTAGACTATGGGTATTTGATCCAGCAGATTTTGATTTTACTCAAGTGAAAACTGATGACCCTTATACAGTAGTTGCCCGCCGTATGGGTGCTGCTACAGCTAAGATGTATCCGATAAAATTTCAGTTTAAAGAAGCTGAACGCACATGGAAACAAAGTGTAAAAAGCTGTTCTGTAAAATATGAACACGAAATCAAAGCACAGTTACCACAATTAAGCAATGATCTAACTGTATTTCTAAAAAGTTTAGATAGTGCGGGTTGTTGTTGCGGGCTGGGTTTTATTATTCAACATAATGATGGAAAAATATTTGTGATAGGTGAGCGTTATGTTAACGCCAACGCTATTCCATTCTTTGAAGTAAAAATGGATGGTAGCGATGGAACTTCCGGAAAACTTTATGATGATTTTAATGGCACTAACGTAGTAATTAAAGGAGATTATAACAGAGACTTGTATGAGTTTACCGGTGGTGCTACAGCTATTGAAGGCTTTGAATAAAACAATATTTATATGGCAATAGAAATAAAAATTAAAAAAGAATTTGAATCAGAAATTGTTGGGTTTAATGGTGCTGCTCTGCCTTTAGGCCAGCGTACAGACTTAGATATGCTGGCACTACTCGCACTACAAAGCAATAACCATAATCTTTTACGCTATTTTGAAAAGCTACCTATCCTTAGTGAGTTAGAAACAATTAAAGTCAATACTTTCTTAAAGAAAACCGAAGAATCTAAAGCAGTGAATGCGAAGCCATCTCAAACATAAAAGAAAGGAAATAACATTTTCTAAAAATAGTTCGCTTCCAATAAAAGAACAAAAAGCTACTATAGAGAAAAAGCCTATTATTAATGCCATAAATCTGGATAGTAATGTTCCTATTCCGTTAGAGCATTATGGTCATGCTTTTATTAGCCGTAAGGGGCGACGATATGTTCCTTTCTTAGAGCCACTGGATAATTTTGCTCAATTACTATTAGAAGCCAAACTCCTTAGCCCTACACAGATGGCTTGTATAAATTCTAAAACGCAATACTCAATTGGTGCGGGTTGGTATTTAAAAAATACAGAAGTAGATGAGCGTTTAAATACTTGGGCTAAATCGCTCAATAGAAAAGGGCAAACCTTAAACGATATTTTAAAAGCCATCTTTGATAATCTGCATACGGTAGGTAATTCTTTTATAGAAATTATTCGAGGGAAAATTGGATCAACCAAGTTTATAAAAGTGTATGTCAATTCTTTTTTGGATTGCAGGCTCTCCATGCCGGAAGATAAAGAAATACCTATTTCTGTATTTAAGTCCCCTGAGTTTAGAAAGCAGGGGATTTGGAACATGCGTGATAATGAATTTGTAGAAATACCCTTGTATACAGGAGATAGTATTGAGTCAGAATGGCTTAAAGATGACAATGGTAATGAACATACTATGCTACATTTAAAGAATGAGGTGAGTGGATATGATTATTACGGTATGCCTTCCAGTATTGCTTGTTTACCACAGCAAATTTTAGAATATAAAGCAGCTCGCTATAACATTGACAACTTCGACAACAACTTAGTAATTGGGGGAGTGGTTTTGTTGCAGGGTAATCTCTCTCAAGATGAAGCAGATAAGTTAGGAGCTAAGATTGTACAGCAGCATGCAGGTGATGGTAAAAGAGGACGTTATGTAGTGCTTAGTAGTCAATCAGGGATAGATAATTCTAAAATTATTCCTTTTGATAAAGAACGAGATGGAGATTTTATAGAGTTTGATAAACGAATAGAGGAAAAAATTATTAGTGCTAATAACTGGGATGCTTTCCTTGCAGGTATACATAGACAAGGAAGTCTTAGTAACGGGGGTAATAATTACCGTTCTATTTTCAGTATTAAAAATACCACCGTTATTGAACCTATGCAAGCTTATGTGATGGAGAAGTTTATCTATCCACTCATGAAAATTTGTGATGAATGGATGAAAACCAAATGGTCAGAGCATGAGATTGGAGTTAAACCGGTAATGCCGATTTCTTTCATTGGGGATTTAGACATCAATGCTATAATTACAAAGAATGAGGGACGAGCAGCTATAGGGTTAACGGCCTATGATGGCAAAGAAGGAAGCGCTTTTATTAAAGAAAATAAGTCTACAGCATTTAATAATGAACAGTCCGCTATGCAAAATAACTAATCTATGTATGCTATTAACCGTTTAAATAGACCTGTATTAATTACTCCTGATGAGGTGCTGTTTCATGCGGCTACTGATCATAGTGTGGATGCAAGACAGCTATTACAAAATATCATCATTGCAGAAGAAAGAATTATCGTGCAAGCTATCAGCAATTCTTTTTATGAAGAGTTAATAAGGTTAAAAAATAAAACGGTCAATATTATCAATCAAGCGATGGTTTTAAAAGAGATTAACAATAGTCTTATAGCAGCAGGTAAAAAACCCATTACTAAGAACGAATTGCCTATAGGTACTATCATAAATGCTATTGAGTGGGTTACTAATAATGACTATATAGAACTATGGAATAGGTTTTTATGGAAGCTAACCGCAGAAGCCGTAGATATGATGACAACTGTTCCCAGTTGGCTTAGACACACGACTCAAGGTCAGCAAAAAAATAATCCTGAAGTAATTGGAGGTAATGGCCAGAATTCCATTACAGGGGATAGAAAAGATGTGCAGTTTAAAATAGATATACAAATGCAAGAGCGCATCGATCCACTTATAGCTCGTATGCAACAGTGGATTTGTGAACGAAAGGATAAGTTTCCAAAATATACTAATAAATGCTCTGATGATAATAAAGATGGTATTAGTGTCTTGCGCAAAACAGATTGGGTATTTAATGCTTATGATAATAATAAGGACAGTAATTGTATAATGAACAATATAGTATAATGAATAAGATAAAACATATTGTAGAGGGCTGGTCAAAGAAATTGCACTTGACCTTCATTAGTGAAGAACAAAAAGCATTAGCCTTACAGCGTATGAATATTTGTATGCGTTGTAGACATGCTAAAGAACAGTGGATAACTAAAATTATAGATGGCATACTAAAAAATGATGAGCTGGGAAGTGGCATAGGTTGCAGCTTGTGCGGTTGTCCTCTGCAAGCTAAAATATTAGTAGAAAAAGAAAAATGTCCAATAGATAAATGGTAGAACATTTAAAATAAAAATTATGAAACCACTTGACTTAGATATTTGTGTATGCGATGACAGTAATTTGAGCTTTGCTTTAATTGATGCTGATGGAGCTGTTATTCTTACCGAAAATTCAGAACTATTATATTATCAATAAATAATTTTTTCATTTAAAATAATTCAAAAAACTTATGGGAAAAAAAGTAAATCAACTGCCAATAGCAGAAAAACTGTTATCTACCGACTTAACTACTATAGCCGATCCTATTACAGGTGCTATGCGCAAGCTAAGTCTTAAACAATTAAGAGATTTTATTAAATTGTTATTTGATCCTTCTACTGTAGATATTACTAAAATAAGCGATGTGCATGCTTTTGGTGATGGTTGTATAGCGGGAGTAGATGCACAACCTATTAGCGAAGGATTTATACAACGCTTTTGTAGAGAGTATAACAAAAAGATGTTTAACTATGGAGCAGGAGCTGCCGGTATACATAAAGTGATTGGTACTGCTTTTGAAAAATTACCACAAGTAAACAGTAATGTGTTAACTATTGCTATGGCTGGAATTGTGGATGTAGCTTTATCAGGTAACAATTCCAAAACCTTTGAGAAAATAAAACAAGCTTACCGATCCTTAATTGCTAATCAGTTTTTAAAAACGGCTGTACCATTTAGCGATGGAAATATCACTAAAACAGGTGTATGGAAAGTTACCAATTATCCTTCTTCTACTGTTGGTGGTAAAGCAGAACATTTAGGCGGTAAAGGTATAGCCTCTACGGATAAAAGCGATAAAGCAGAGTGGAATTTTACAGGTAATAATGTGGTTATTGGTTATATAGGCAGCGATGGTGATCCTATGCGTAAGCAAGGAGATTTTACTGTTTATATTGACGGGGTAAATCATGGCTCCTACAATCAAAATGACTTGTGGGATGGTATTGCCAGTATTGGTTATGATAATCAAATAGGCCCTGCATGTATAGTCTTTACAGGATTATCTTCAGGAATGCATACACTTAGCATTGAAACTAATTCTACTGATCTAACCGTATTTGATTATGTAGGTACTATGCATGCTCCAGAAGATTGTGCTCCTATTATTATTAGTGAAATTATTAAACTAAATCCTAAAG